GGTAGCTCTGATGTTGAGCTTACTGACACTAGTGAGTCCTTTGGTCTCCCTGCTACTGCTGATCTTATGTTTGCCCTTATTTCTACTGAGGAACTTGAGGAACTTGGACAGATTATGGTGAAGCAGTTGAAGAATCGATACAACGATCTGTCAGTAAACAAGCGATTCATCGTGGGTATTGACAGAGCAAAGATGAGGTTGTATGATTGCGAACAGTCTGCTCAGCATGATGTTCTTGACAGTGGGAACGATGAGGAGTATACTTATGATGAAAAACCTAAAAAATCATTTGAGGGATTCAAATTCTAATGAGCAAAATTGATTCTGAAAAGTACGTTGACTTTGTACGTCAGGTGACCAGTGCTCCCAGTCTTGACTACCCTGTTCTGTCTGCACGCTTCGCTGCTCTTGAAGCAAACGGTGCCAACGTTTCCCAACTGGCCACTGCTGCCATGGGACTCGGTGCTGAGGCAGGTGAGTTCACTGAGATTGTCAAGAAGATCTTCTTCCAGGGTAAACCCTATGATGAAGCAAATGTTGAGCACATGAAGATTGAACTTGGTGACTGTCTGTGGTATATTGCACAAGCATGTATGGCACTGGATGTTTCCTTTGATGAACTCATGGAGATGAACTTCAAAAAATTGACCAAGCGTTATCCTGAGGGTGCGTTTGATATCTATCGTTCTGAAAATCGTGCGGAGGGTGATCTCTGATGGATGCAGCAGTAGAAGCTTGGAATACAATGACCTGGTTCGACGGGTTTCTTTTCACCGTCTGGATCTCTGCATTGTATGTTGGCAAACTTAAAATTGATCAACGGTTTGCTCGCAAAACAATCTATCGTGTGAAGATTGAAGATGAAGGATTTTAAAGTTCCATTCGCCATCGTATCTTTCCTATTGGTTCAGGGAGCAGGTGCAGTGTGGTGGGCATCACAAGTTGATGGACGAGTCCGAACTCTTGAAGCACAGAGTTTGAACATCGCTAGAGAAAACCGCAGGTACATTGAGCAAGTGATTCAACCATCCTACGGCATTAGCAGTGCTTGGAAAAATCAATACCACGATGAGTGGGTTCTAAAAGGAGGATGGAAATGATTACGATTAGTATGGATGTAAGAACAGCAGCTGCCGTTCGTCATTCACTTTTTACTGATACAAAAATGTACACTTATGATCCTAAGAGTGTACCTCCACGAGTCTCTGATATTCGTACTGTGATTCAAGACCTTGATGATCAGATTGAATTGGAACTTGACCAACAAATTGAGGAGAATCTAAAAGATGAAACCGATCAGTCTGAATGAGTACATTGATGCTGGTGAAGAGTTCTTCCCCAAGTATTACTATGTTCTGCGTGAACTTGGTGAGGATGCGAAACCAGCAGATGCTCTCAAGGTAATGGAATCTCTTGCTGCACTCGCCATGAAAAAGCGTGGTGAAAATGGTGCAGGACCTTGGGGATTCCTGAAAGAAAATCTAGAAGAAGTTACCGAAGACTCCACTAAATAATTGGTGGGGTCTTTTTTCTTTCATGGCATTTGAACCGTCAGAGGGACTATACGCTGGTCTTTCATTTGTTTCTACGGCAGATCTTAACGCTGCAAAGAATGACACTGGCAAATTCAAAGAGTTGTATTTTGTTGCTCTTGAAAATTTGAAGAGTAATAAAGTATTGGATGCTGCAGGAAATGCAACCAAAAATGGAATGATCAAGATTATTGACCTTGACACATCATCTAAAAAACCAGAGGATATTTACGGCGATCTTGCGGCGTCTATTTCTGCTGTATTGGGAACTAGATCAAAACTTAGAAGAGATAAAGTCCCTTCAAAAGTATACTTGACTGGTAATAAATGGCATTCTGATGTTGAACCTTTCAAAGTAAAGGCATTTGGAATGGCAGATTATAATTCCTCAGATGTTATTTTAAAGCTTAATGGTAATGATTTTGTTGGTATCTCGCTTAAGAAAAAACCAAAAGCGAACGCGCCTAGTCCAACATTAATTAATAATGCTTTCTCTGCATATATTAGTGGTCAAGAATTTAAAAAAGTTCGTGATAAAATTAATAATCATAGAATAAAATATTTTGCTGGAGTTATTAAAGAGGCGTGTGGACCTGGAGGACCTTTAGAAAGATTTGCTGTAGCTGGAAATAAAGAGATTGGAAATTTAAATCCCAATAATATTCAGGACGCAAAAATCTTATGGGATATGCGTGTTATTAGAAATAAAGGTGGTGGAAAGATTGAAAAAATTCCTTTGATTAACTTAAAAACAGAATCTGATTTGCAAGATCCGAATGGGTTGATTAAAAAAAGTGGAGCAACCCCATCACAGGAAAGTTTTAGAAAATTTGTTAATCAAAAACTTCAGAGTTCTCCCGGAAAAATAAATCCTCTTTTCAAAGGATTTCTTGATGCGATGAATGATCCTAAAGTAAAGGAAGAACTTGCTGATGTTTTATTGACAAGAACTTTAAAACTTAATCTATTAGATGTGTTAGAGACTTGGGACAAGTACGAGTTTGGATTTTATTTGACTGAAGGTGTTGGTACGGTTGATAAAAATTTATCTCCAAATGTTGGGAGTGCTAACGTTTTGGACGTTCATAGTATTATGATTGCTATGGCAAAGTTATCAAAACAAGAAACGAAATTGGTTTTTGATAGTGATAAAACAACGCAAAAAAATGCTGCAAAAGTTTTCTTTACTTTATTAAAAGGAGATACTCCTATTCTTGAGATTGAATTAAGGTATAAAGGAGACTTTTCTGCTTTCCCGCAGTTCTTTGCAGGAATCACACCAGAGTTTAAATCTTTAATCAAGTCAGGTGACACTGGAATTTAATAAATAATACTACGGTAGAAAATAATATGAAATCCTTTACCCAATTTTTGTCAGAAGCACCCAAGATTTCTCGCGCCGTGGAGAAGGCGAAGAGGCTTGGATTGGTTTCTGATGGCCATGGTAATTGGTATGATCGCGAAGGTAACTATCGTGGACGCACTGAAAAGGGAGAACTAGTTCTCACTCAAGGTAGAAGTTCTGGTAAGGAAGAACCGCCGTCAGCAGTAAAAGCAAAGGCAACTCCCGAACCTACTACGCAAAAACAAACACAAGTAAAAGGTGGACAGGTTGATCAAACCGCACCACCAGAAGAAGCAGGCGAAGAAGAATCAAAGGGCACACTCACAGTTGCATTCGGTAGATTTAATCCACCTACTATCGGACACGAAAAACTTCTCAACGCTGCTGGAAATCAAGCAAAGGGTGGAGAATATAAGATTTACCCGTCTAGATCGCAAGACGCAAAGAAGAATCCCCTCTCACCGGATGAAAAGATCTCGTACATGAGACAGATGTATCCGAAACATAGTGAGCGGATCGTAAATGACGGGGACATGAAAACAATTTTCGATGTTCTAAAGAGGGCAAATGAGGACGGATACGGTAGTGTCAACATCATGGTTGGTGCTGACAGAAAGTCAGAGTTTGAAAAGCTGGCAAACAAATACAACGGAGAACTCTATGACTTTGAGGAGATTAACGTTGTTTCAGCAGGGGAACGCGACCCCGATGCTGAAGGCGTCGAGGGAATGTCTGCATCTAAGATGAGAAAGGCAGCAGCGGAAGATGACTTCTCTTCTTTCCGCTCTGGTATTCCCAAAGCATTAGACGACAAAGCTGCTGAGCAACTCTTCAATACGCTGAAGCGTAGTATGAAGGTTGCCACCAAGGAACAGAGGACATGGGAGATCGCACCTAAACTGGATGGCGATGGTCTCCGCGAGAACTTCTTCTTGAAACGAATCTTCAATCTTGGTGACCTGGTGGAGAACCTGAATACAGGTCTTCGTGGTCGCATCATTCGCCGTGGTGCTAATCATCTTATCTGCGTTACAGAGGATGAGATGATGTTCAAGTCTTGGATTCGTGATGTCGGAGAGGCATACACTGAGAAGAAGATGGAACGTCGCATGAGAGTTCCTGGCAAACCTAATACTCTTGAGGGTACGGGTGGATATCTTAAGAATGCGATGGCAGCAACTGGTCTTGATCGGATCAAAAATTTCATAAATAAGTATAAAAAGTCTTGAGACAATGGGTTTTTACGAAACTAGAAAGGCTCTGGGTGAGCTGAGTTCTCTTTATGAGAGCAGTGTGCTTTCTGAGAAAAAGAAGGACGACTCATATCTTGAGACTGACATGAAGAAGCGTCAGGCAAATAATGAGAAGGCACGTAAAGATATGAAGAAAATGGGGACCAAGATGAAGAATCCCCACTTTGAAGAGACTGAGATCGCAGAGAACCGTCGTGCTGCCCGTGCTGCTGGTGGATATAAGGACGATTCAAAGAAACAGACTGATCCTTCTAAGGCAGGTTTCACTGGCATCTCCGGTAGCATCGCAGATATCATGAGACAGAACAAAGAGATTGAAGCAAGAGATAAAGCAAAGACGAAGAAGGAAGGTCTTGACCCCGTAGGTCAGGAAGATGCTGATATTGATAATGATGGTGATACTGATAGCAGCGACAAGTATCTGCACAAGCGTCGTAAGGCAATCAGCAAAGCCATCAAGGCAAAGAAGAA